TAACCATAAGCATACATTTGCTTCACTTACAAGCAAACCTACGACGCTTTCTGGGTATGGCATTACGGATGCTGCTAATATAAGCCATAACCATGCTGGAGTGTATGAGCCTTCATTTACTAAAAACACTGCGTTTAACAAAAACTTCGGAACTTCTGCTGGAACAGTTTCAGAAGGAAATCATACACATACATTTGCTTCACTTACAAGCAAACCTACGACGCTTTCTGGGTATGGTATTACAGATGCTGCAGCGTTAAATCACACACATACATTTGCTTCACTTACAAGCAAACCAACGACGCTTTCTGGGTATGGCATTACGGATGCTGCTAATATAAGCCATAACCACGCTGGAGTGTATGAGCCTTCATTTACTAAAAACACTGCGTTTAACAAAAACTTCGGAACTTCTGCTGGAACAGTTTCAGAAGGAAATCACACACATACATTTGCCTCTATTACAAGCAAGCCTACAACTTTAAGTGGTTATGGAATTACTGATGCTGTCACTTTAAACACAGCTCAAACAATAACAGGTGCAAAAACATTCAGTGCAGCATTGACAGCTTCTGTATCTGTAACAACGCCAAAGGTTATAATTGCAGCTGCTGGCTGGTCAATCGAGCAGTCCGGCACAGAGTTACTTTTTAAATACAATGGTACAACGAAACAGCGGCTATTGAATGATGGGGGCATAGCTGCAATTGGAGAGGTAACGGCATACACCGCAGGTGATAGTGGTTATAGTGAATTTTTGAAATTATCTGGTGGAAAGATAACAGGAAATTTAGAGATAACAGGCAATTTAAAATTTACAAGCAGCTCTGTTATTGGATTAAGCACTTTGCCTTTAGCTTTAGCTGGAAATGCCTTTACATATAATAGCTACGATATATTGCATAAAGGTAATATCGGGTCATCGCAAATAGCATCTATAGGATTAGAAAATGGATGGACAATTGAGCAAACATCCACAGCTCTATATATTAAAAAGGATGGAGTAATAAAAGGAACATTTAATGCATAAAAATATGAAAAAAGTATTATTATGGTTAGCAAAGATTTTCAACGTCGATTTAGTTACAGAGAAAATCATTTATCGGGACAAAATTGTGGAAGTCCCAAAGATTGTTGAGAAAGAGGTAATTAAAGAAGTTCCTGTTGAGATAATAAAAGAAGTACCTAAGGTGGTTATTAAGGAAGTGGAAGTAATCAAATACATTCCAAATCCTGATTTATCAGATGCTATTAAATATGAAGGTTATGTAGAAAATAATCTTACAATTGATGGCAATTTTTTAGTAAAAGGAATATTAACAGTAACAGGCGAGGTAACTTGCCACAAAATAATGGAGGTATAAAATTATGGCATTACCAACAACAGGTTTAACAACAAGTGCAGTTGCTTCGGCAATTGGAGAGGCATCTAATGATGTAGGTGCTCTTTGCACAAGCAACAAGATAAATAAGTGGAGCAAGTGGAAGCCAATTAGATATAATAAACTTACAGGTATAGTTGAGCAAGATTTACAGGATGTTAATTATGGTATTTCTAAACATACTCAGACTTTTACCCCTTCAGAGGTTATATCATATAATTTTTCATATGAGAAACCAAGAGGAGGTTCAAATAATGAATTTTTTAGACTTGGCGATTTTAGAGGATATAATCATAATGCTGTTGCACCATTTATTAAACAGATACCAATTTCATTTTATCCAAAATTTCAGAATTATGTTGATATAGATATTAAACAATCTAAATCTGACTTAAATGCTACTATGCTTGACGATTATTCTGATATGTATTATGCAATTCTATTTTTTAGTGATAATGTATTTATTGGATATATGACATCAACAAGTAAGATTACATCTCTTAATACCCGTATTCGTTTTGGTAGTGAATTTCCAACAAATGCAACCAGTTTTTATGTGTGTGCTGCAACAGAAGATTCTGTTGGATATTCAACAACAATAAATGGAATGCTGAAAGCTTTGCCTTATAATCTCTCATCAGAATCAGGAGCAGCAATTACTTCTTCAAATTCTTTTCCTGGAACTATATCAGTAATAGGAATCAATAAAACATCATCTGTAAATTATACACCTATCGGAGATCTAAGTTCAACAAATCCTTTTTTATTGGATGATTCTGGCACTGTTAATTTAGTTGTTGAAATAAAACCTACTGTAAATATTAATTTGAATTCACTTTTCTTCAAATTATATGCACGACCAACATTTGCATCAGGAGCAGTAACACCATATAAGACAGGAGTTTTGGATGCAACTCCATCTGAAATAATTGATGGAACTTTATCTGGTTGGACTGGATATAAAAATATATCAGGAGGAACAACAACTATATTATTGCTTTCAGTAGCAAATTTTATGAGATACTATGAAGGTGAAGATATGGGTTCAATGGATTCAGCAAAAAAAGCTGTAACTTTTTATATTCAATATAATTCAATATTAATGGAAACAATAGTTGGTAATTATTTAGAATATGTATAATCAATTGACTATAAATTAATTATGACAACAAAGAAAATTAACTCAAAAGAAAAGTCATCAACGTCAACGGCAGCTACAAGCACGATGACACGTAACGAAGCAGTATCTCTTTTTATGATGATACGCGATATTAAGAACGGAAGCCTTTCGCGTGAAGCGCTTGTGAAATACGTAATGCTTCGCGTGAAATTGAAAGCGCTTTACGACGAGTACGAACGTGTTCGGCAAGAAATAAGCGAACAAACGAAGCCTGAAGGATGGAAGGAAGGTGATGCGCAAGATGAATGGAACGAGGCGTTTCGTCCAGTGATGGAAGCGTGGTTGAAAGAGCCTTCAAATATCGACACGAAAATCTTCACCGAAAGCGATTGCGCTGATCTTATCATGAGTAATCCTGACAAGACAGGCACGTTCGTTGACGTCGTTATGGAGTACTTAAAGAAATGAAGTCGAAATAAATAAGCACATTGCTACATCGTTAAATGACACATAAAACACGCACGAATATGGATCACGGACCAAATTATTTCAAGATATTGTTCATGACAGTTGGAGGGTACGTCGGGTTTCTGATAAAAGAGCTTAAGCCTACGTTCCCGCTGATGATCATTGTTATAATCTTCATACTCTATGACACGTGGACAGCGTATCAGTTAAACAAAAGAGCGAGCGAGCAATATCCTGACAAGGTTCTTAAAGAGAACGCAAAATTCAAAAGCTTTTCATTCGCGAAAGTTATACGATTAACTATCCCTAAACGGTTGATACTTATAATTTTGGCGTATTTGGTTGAGCATTGGGTTTTCGTGTACATGGATGTACCGTTGTCATACATTGTAGCAGGAATAATTTGCTTTGAACAGGCGTGGTCTATTCTCGAGAATGAAAGTTCGTGTCGTGGAGAGAAGGAAGGCATGTTTTGGAGGCTATTACAAAAAATAATGATTGACAAGACCGAGCGTCATTTCGATGTAAATCTTGATGAGTTGAAAAATAAAGATGATACAGAAAAAGAAAAATGATAGCATTTGAAGAATACGTAAAAGAGAACAAAGAAGGGTTCATTAATAAGGTCATAAAGATTTCAGGTGAACTCGGCATCGATCCGAATTGGTTGATGTTCGTGATGTGGTTTGAAAGCAGGGTTAATCCGAAAGCGGTCAATCAAACAAGTATGGCCGCAGGCCTGATACAATTTATGCCATCTACGGCAAAAGCATTAGGCACGACTACGTGGGTTCTGCTTTCGATGAATAACGTGCAGCAATTAGACTATGTATTGGCTTATTTGAGGCCGTACAAAGGCCGAATGAAGACGTGGGTAGATGTGTATTTGGCCGTATTTTATCCTGCGGCCATCGGTAAACCTGATTATGTGATTACGAAAGATATAGTCGCTAAGCAGAACAAAATATTCGATCTAAACAAAGATTTGGATATTAGCGTGAAAGAGATTGAGACTGTTTTAAGAAGACAGATACCTAAAAAATATAAACATTTATTTCAGTAATTATGAAAAAGATAAGAATTGGCAACGATTTTGTACTTGTCTGGATTATCACAAGGGGTGGGCAGCCAGAGGATTTATCAAACATTATCGATGCGTCCTTGAATGTTCGTGTTTTCACAAAAGTTAAAACTGTACCGTTTGAGATAACAGGGAATAGCTTGCGAATAGAATTTACACCATCTATTTGTGATATGCTTGGTGTGTATAATTTGGTATTTTCTTATGAACTGCCCGATTCAGGATTGGCTGATTGGCAAAGGAAATGCACGATTGATGTAAATGCTTTTCAGATTGTGCCGAGCACTGCTATGGCTGATGACATTACCGAGTTTTCTATAACTTCAGACTTATTAATAGGGTTCAAAGGAGATAAGGGAGATAAGGGAGATAAGGGAGATAAAGGCGATAAGGGAGATAAAGGCGATAAGGGAGATAAAGGCGATAAGGGAGATAAAGGCGACAAGGGAGACCCGTTTACTTACGATGACTTTACACCAGAGCAGCTTGCTTCGCTGAAAGGAGAAAAAGGAGATAAGGGAGATAAGGGAGATAAAGGCGACAAGGGAGACGAAGGAGATAGCGCTTATCAAATATGGCTTGATGCAGGGAATATTGGTACAGAGGAAGACTTTTTATCAAGTTTAAAAGGAGAGAAGGGAGATATGGCTGATGTCTCGATGACGATTGATGAATATGGAAATTTGATAGCAACAATATATAATTAAAAATTATGGCAACAGTAATAAATTTAGGGAAAGTAAGACCGCATGACGCTGGGGAATGGAGTGCAACATATCCTGGTGGCTATGACGTTTTAAGTATCGTTACATACGGCGGTGGAAGTTTTATGTCTAAGGTAACGGCAAATACATATCCGTTGACTGATAGAACAAAGTGGATTCCGTTAACTGACGGAGAAAAGATAATAGACGCAGAGGAGGTTATAGCTACTGACTTGAATGCTTTATCTGAAAGAGTTAGTGCTTTGGAAGCTGCATTTCGAAATATGACAATCAGCAAAATGCAAATTGACAGTATCGACGTACTCAAAGATTTGAATTATCAAGGCAGGCCTCTTTTCATCGTGTCAGATGTTGCTCCTTCTATCATACCAGATGGCGTACCTCAATTTTATGTCAACACTGCTACTGGCGACTTTTATAGCGCAAAAAACAATACTTCGGTTAATGATTGGATTTTAAAATAAACAATTATGAAAAATATTAATAAATACGATAATTTGGCTGCT